GTTAGTACGAGAGGGCATAGAAGATGAAATCGGAAGACTCGCAGTCAGTGCAATTGGAGTTGCCGGGGATACCTACAAGTTTAGAATCCCCCTTACAGGTGAATACAGGTACGGAGGTAGTTGGTCGGCTACCCACTAGCAGAATCGGACAAGCAGGTGAACATCTTGTGTGTTATTTGTTCCACATGTGGAATTACAATATTCATGCTACATTAGATCCTACTTGTGTGTATGATTTTGCTATTGAAAGAGATGGTATTTGGAAAACACTACAGGTCAAGCATACCACCACTAAGTGGGCAAGAATAAAAAAACATGATGATGCTAAAAGGTATGAAGAGGGTGACTTTGATTATCTTTGTGCATGTACATTCCCATTTGTATACATAGTTCCTTTTATTAAATTGAAATGTAAAACATCATTTGCATTCAACAAGTACCCCGAATACAGATGGGACTTAAACGATCCTGAAACCTATAACATCCGTCCCAATATAGTACAATGAAAGAGTCAGAAGAACAGTTAATAGCATACGTTGATGCAGATATTTGGGTGTACAGAATCACAGCATCATGTGAGAAACCTGTGAACTGGAAGGGTGACTTGTGGACTATGCATTGTGATATGGCAGAGGTAAAAACATTGATAGATGATGCAGTAGTTGACCTCAAGGAACGGATGGAAGCAGACACCGTAGTTATGTGCTTCAGTGGTCCAAATAATTTTAGGAAAAAAATAAACCCACAATATAAGTTTCATCGTGCTACTACACGGAAACCTATGTGCTACGTTCCTGCTGTTGAGTACTGCAAAGAGAACTTCTCCTCTATTGTTGAACCAACCTTAGAAGCAGATGATGTTATTGGTATTCATACATCACAAGATAGTGAGATTGTACAACGTGTAATTGTAAGTGATGACAAGGATCTACTTACAGTACCAGGATGGCATTGGGATGACGATCTAAGTACGATCTTCTTTCAACCACTTCAAACAGCAAACTGGTATTTCCTAAAGCAAACACTTACTGGGGATGCTACTGATAACTATAAGGGTTGTCCTAAAGTTGGACCTAAGACAGCAGAGAAGATATTGGATCTTAATACAGATGACATGTCTATCCTTTGGTCAGCAGTTAAGAGTACTTATATTAAGGCAGGATTAACTGAGCACGATGCAATTATGAATGCACGTATGGCACGTATCCTTCGTCATGGAGAGTACGAGAATCATGAACCCATCCTATGGAGTCCCTATGATAACTGATGAATTCAATAACCCTGAACATTATACTGAAGGGTTTGGAATAGAACCTATTGATTACATAGTCCAAAACGAAATGGACTTCTTGGAAGGGAACATTATTAAGTACGTTAGTAGATACCCACAGAAAGGTGGTGTACGTGATCTTAAAAAGGCAAAGGTATATCTTAACTGGTTAATCGAAAGAGAGGAGAAATTGAATGGTTGAACTGCCTACTACATACCAACAGTTCATACATCTATCAAGGTATTCAAGATGGAACTATGAAACTGAACAGAGAGAAACGTGGGAAGAAACAGTAGGCAGATACTTTACTTTCTTTACTGAACACTTAGCAAAAAAACATGACTATCATATTTGTCTTGATGATTATTCTGAACTAAAAGATGCAGTTCTTAACTTAGAAATCATGCCGTCCATGCGGTGCTTAATGACCGCTGGACCAGCTTTGGAGAAAGAAAATGTGGCAGGATATAATTGTTCTTATATCCCTATTGATTCTGTTCGTAGTTTTGATGAGATACTTTACACGCTCATGAACGGTACTGGTGTAGGTTTCAGTGTTGAAGAAAAGTACACCAATCAATTACCTATAGTCCCACAAGAGTTACATTCAACTGACACGTGTATTGATGTACGTGACAGCAAACTAGGTTGGGCTAAAGCATTTCGTGAACTCATCAGTCTACTCTACGCAGGACTCATTCCTACATGGGATCTAAGAAAGGTAAGACCAGCAGGATCACTTTTGAAAACCTTTGGAGGTAGAGCAAGTGGTCCTGACCCATTGAACAAGTTATTTTTATTTACACATAAAATCTTTGAGAATGCAAAAGGAAGAAGACTTAGACCAATCGAATGTCACGACATTGTTACTCAAACAGCAGAGGTTGTCATTGTGGGTGGTGTTCGCAGGTCTGCTCTCATCAGTCTTAGTGATCTTGGTGATGAGCAGATGCGACAAGCAAAAGCAGGAGCATGGTGGGAAGACTATGCCCATAGAGCACTCGCAAATAACTCTGCCAATTATCACACCAAACCTGACACTGGAACCTTCCTTAAAGAGTGGACTTCCCTATACGAGTCTAAGTCAGGAGAACGTGGGATCTACAGTTCATTCAATGCAAAAAAACAAGTTGAAAGACTTGGAGATAGAAGAGAAGTTCGGGATGACTTCGGTACTAATCCATGTTCTGAAATAATCCTAAGACCTAGAGAGTTCTGTAATCTCTCAGAGGTAGTAGTACGATGTTCAGATGATAAGAAGGATCTTAAACGTAAGGTGAGGCTGGCTACCATTCTTGGTACATGGCAGAGTACTCTTACTAACTTTCGATACCTTCCAAGGAAGTGGAAGGAGAACTGTGAGGAAGAAAGGTTGCTTGGTGTATCCTTAACAGGCATTATGGACAACAAGATTACCAACAATCCCTTGAGTGGTACTTTACCTAAACTCCTTGAATCTCTTAAAGCAGAAGCAATACACACCAACAAAGTGTGGGCCGAAAAGCTGAAGATAACTCCTTCAGCATCCATCACATGTGTTAAACCTAGTGGAACTGTGAGTCAACTATGTGACAGTGCATCTGGTATTCACACAAGGCATTCTGAGTACTACATAAGGACAGTACGACAGGATAATAAAGACCCCTTATGTCAATTCATGATTAACGAAGGAGTTCCTTTTGAACCAGATGTATTGAAACCTGACACTACTACAGTGTTCTCGTTTCCTACTAAAGCTCCACCTAATTCACTCACACGTGATTCAATGACAGCAATAGAGCAACTGGAGATATGGAAGATCTACCAGGACCATTGGTGTGAGCACAAGCCTAGTGTAACTATCACAGTCAAAGAAGATGAATGGTTGGAGGTGGGTGCATGGGTATATGATAACTTCGATAACATTAGTGGCATCTCTTTTCTACCACGTTCTGACCATGTATATAAGCAAGCACCTTATCAAGAATGTGGTGCAAGTGAGTACTTAGAAATGGTAGGAGAAATGCCTCAATTAAACTGGAATAAACTTAAAAACTATGAGAAAGAAGACTACACAGTAGCATCGCAAGAGCTTGCTTGTAGTGGAAACTCATGCGAACTGGTATGAAAGGGCCATTCTCAGACAGATGGTAGGTCAATATAATATAACTGAAGAACTTATTAATAAACTTAGAGAATTATTCCCTGATAAATTACCTCGACATGATATTCCTTTAGATCAGTTACGGTTGTTACAGGGACAACAACAAGTAGTAGATATGATAGAGAAACTATTTGAGGAATCCTTTGAAGAGGATGCTGAAAGAAAGGAGTACATCCATGTGTGAATTATCAGGAGACTTACGAGATGGTGATCTTACTAAAATTAAGATGGATAAAATTGGTAGTCCGTTTGAAATAGGAGGTCCAGAGAATCAATACTTTTCTCAAAGAAGTTGGGCTGAAAATTGGGGAGGAGACAAATGGATGGACCGTACAGGTATGGCTTGGATGAGAAAAAAGAACGGTGGTGATGATGATGGCGATAACGAAGCAAAAATAGATGCGATAAATGCTCTTAAAAACGTCACTACAGGTGCTTCAGGAGCAGCAGGAAGGGCTGCTAAGTTTAAGGGTGCTGACAGAAAAGGTGTTACTAAGAAGTCTTTAGTTATTAAGAAACCAAGATAAAGTCATGGGCAGAAAAAGATATAGAGGGAGAAATATCCTACGTAAAGTAAACCCTAACACTGGTTTTCTGGAAACTATAGATAAAGACACAGGAGAAACTTTAGAGGTAGATAAAAGCTATGATGCTGAACCACCACCATCTAAGGGGCAATTTGATATAAATGCTTTTCTTCAAACACATGTAGATGCAGCGGAGCAAGATCTATGGGGAGATGAGTTACAGGATTACTTAACATCAAATGATGATGATTGGTATAATAAACCAGTAGAACCACCTAAGACTACCATTGCTCAGTCTGCACCAAAGGATACTGAAACTTATAATTTTGCTAACAGTGCTGCGATCATTAAGAAACTTAATGAAAAGTATCCGACTAATACAGGAGGGGTTTTAGGTCAATTAGAACAAAACTTTAAATACAATCCTGATACAGACAGTTTTGATCCTTATCTGACTCATGGAGGCAAAGAGTATACAGTCTCTGAGATCCAAGATCTTAATAATACAATAGCTGGTCTGCCAAAAGGAATAGGTTCAGGTGGTGGTGGCTTACTGGGTAGTCTGAATGATTTAGCTAATAACATTAAAGGTAGCCTACCAAACCTGACTAATATTAACTTAACGGACCTTGACTTAACGGACCTTGACTTAACGGACC